GTGTCCATGTATTGCAACCCCAAACCCGGATGAGGCGCTAGTATGCTCTCGTTCCGAGTTATCGTGATGATCATTCGGCTGGCGTCACGCATGGGGGGCGGGTCATAGACTTGGCCGTTGCTCGCCTTGCATGGGGTGAGTTTCTTCGTCGTCAAGTCATACACATACCACACAACCTCTTGGAACTTCTCAAAGGCTACATCTATCTCCGGTAGGGCAACGGTCGGGTTGTCGTTCTCGCCTTGCTTCTCGTTCTTCGTCCCGCCGTGCGCTGCGTCGTTGCTCTCAGGTTCCGGGGTTGAGTAGTGGCAAGTCACCTCCCAATGCAATGACCCATCTCCCAACCTCTCAGCGGTGTAGTTCCGCATGATGTTGAAGAAGTCGGTTTCCCCCCCAAACTGGAATGAGCTATAGAGCAAGGGTATTCCCGTTGCCCTCACGATGGATGACATGGGAGTATTCTTGTCATCCGTGGTAACTAGGTATTTCCGAGTTGCCTTCCGTTGGTTCAAGTCTTGTTCAATCTGCGGACTGTCCGGCCGCTCTTGTGCGCTACCTACAACTGCCATCATTCCCCATTTATAAAAATTATAATCGTGCCGGTTTCAGACCGAACCGCTGTTGTGCAATCTTCTCTAGGAACTTGTTCGCTTTCTTGTTTTCCTTCAACTGGTCATTGGCCGCAGCTAGTGCCTTCTCTTGTGCGGACTGAGCGCCGTAGACCGTGCTGAAAGCCTCTTTGCTGAGAACATCCACGGCGGCCGGTTTCAGGAAATCAGCTTGGAGTTGTTCACCCTTACCGATGGCTTCCGCTGCCTTGGGAGCCTTCCCAAACTCGTTGATTTTGTTCGCTAGGAACTGCTGGAAATCCTTCTCCATAGCCTTCTCTCTGGCCGCTATCTTGTCCTTGATTGTGGTTTCCAAACCCGTCTCAGTGCGTGCCATAGAGAACCCTTTGCCTTCCTTGATGTTGTCCCATAGAGCCTTGAAGTCGTTGCCGGTCTGAACGAGTTTCAGACGCACCGTGTCAAAGGCGTTGGCTACCTTGTTAGCCCATAGCTCTAGGTAGAACTGGATTCCCCAGAGCGCACCCAGCGCCATCCCCTTTAGGTCATTCCATGATGCGCCGTTCGCTCCAAGTGCTTCACCTAGACTGGTCACAAGTTGATAGAGGGGCGAGAACTGGAGCGCCAAATCAAAGACTGCCTTACCGACGTCCCATGCTGCCAGCGCCAGTTGTTGGAAATACTGAATGTTAGATTGCAGACTTGATGCGCCGTCCCCACCAAACTTGTTCAGCAACTCAGTTACCTTAGTTACCACTGGTGCGAAGATGACTGCGAAGGATCTACCGATGCCGGTGATTGCCTCTTGGAAGCGACGCCAACCTTGCGTTGCCTCTTGCACTTGTGCAGCTTGTTCGCCGCTGACAGCCAATCCCATCCGCTTTGCTTCTTCGGTAAACTTGGCTATGCCCTCCGACCCTTGCTTGAGCAGAGGGAGCAAGGCAACCGCACTCTTCCCAAAGATGGTTTTGACCATGTCTATTTGAGTGTCAGCAGACAAGCCTTTGAGTTTCTCTGCGACCCTACCGACAGCGCCTTCAAGTGGGAGTTCTCTGAGTTCCTCGCCCGTCAACCCAAGTCGGTTGAAAGCCTGAACTGCTTCGCCGGTTCCGAGTGCAGCTTGCGAGATGTGCTGTTGAAACTTCTCTAGCGAGTGGTTGAGTTCTTCGGTGCCAACGCCAGCAATGACGCCAGCGTGTTGTAAGCCTGCCAGCGCTTCGGTAGTCGTTCCGAGGTTGGCCGCTGTGCGTGCCAAGTCGTCTATCTGCGCCATGCCGTCTACGGTCATCTTGCCGATAGCAGCGCCAACCGCCAGGACAGCGGCAACCGCAGCAGCAGCGCCGACAGCAGCAGCAGAACCCAGAGAGGCGAACAGCTCGCCCCCGCCGCCCTTGCCTACGCTCTCACTGAACTTGGACAACTTCTTTTCCGCATTGCCCAACGCCTTCTCAAGATTTCCCGTGTCGCCCCGTAGGGCAATGTCAACCGCACCGAATAACGCCATACCCTATCTAGGTAGGATGCCCTCTATTCTTGATGCTAGTTCCTCTTCGGAAATCTCTTCGGCGTAGCGTGCCATGCGGTCTTCATAGATCAGCCAATCCTCATACCGACTCTTTGGGAATGTGCCTCTGAGTAGGTGCGCCCACAAGGGATCATGGCGGTTGGGATAAGCTTGATACCGACGAAGCCACAATAGCCAGTCTTGTAACTGGCTGGCTGTCAACTGCTCAAGCATGTAATCGGGATGTGGGTAACAGAGCAACTGGCAGAGTGTCAAGATATCGCACTCTGCCTGCGTCAGTTTTTTGGGACGGACAACCCAGAGACTTTCAGCGCTTCCTCTGACAGCCGACGCAGTAGGTCTACGCTCATGTCGGAGTTGTTCCGCAAGTCGTCGGCATCGGCAAAGAGCAAGTTCCCGTCTTCATCGCAGAGGCAGCAAGCCAGGATGTGAAACTCAAAATCAAAGAAGGCATCGGCCTTGCTCTGGTCGTCCTTGTGACAGTTCCGAATGTCGTTGAGTTGCTTCGCTCCTAACTCTTGGATGAAGACGACTCCCTCGCATTCGGGAACGGCAACCTGAACTCTCTTCCTCTTGGGTTTGGCGAATAGGTTCTTACTGGTCATGCTACCGCCCCGCTGACCTTCACGGTAACTTCGCACATCAAATGCTCATTCACCTTGACTTCCGGCGACAACCCGACCACGTGCCCTAGAAAGGTGCGAGTCTTGATTGTGCCGCTGCCAGTGCTTCCGACTCCGTAGGTCACTCGCCAGTTAGCGGCAACTTGGGAAACCGAGTTGAACAGGGTTTCAAGGGTTGTGGTTGTCGTCTCGTCTGGGTCATACATGATTGAGAAAGTCACCTCACCCCAATCCTTTTGCCCGACTCCGAATTGCTTATCTGCGTCCGACAGGACGGAGATATCTATTGCTTCCTTCTTCGCTTGTGGTCCCTTCCAACCGTCAATGATCGCTCCCAGCGTGACGAAGGATGTTCCTCCGGCGCTGTCCACCCCAAGCGTGTTACCAAATCCGACTCTGCGATTGATTGTCATGTATCCTCTTTCAACTCAATATCTGAACTCTGAATGTGAAGATGTGGAATCCCTCATCCTCTGGTATGGTATCTATGCTCTTGGGTATGTATTCGTCCGATTGATCCTGAACGAACATCCCCAGCACGAATGAACTCCCCATGCTTCCACGGAAACCGTGAAGGCTCGTCTTGAGCGAGTCGGCAACAGTGGCGGTTGAGTCTATGTCAACGCCGCTGACTTCTAGGTCATAGGTGCCGTCAAAGAGTGCGGGAACGCCGGACAGCAGCAAGTCAACATTGGCCGTGCTTCTCTGCCACCAAACACGCACGCCGGTTGTGTCCTGGCTGACGACATTCTCACTGACCGTTGCCCCTGGCACCAGCGCCACTAGCTTGCTCTGAAAGTCGGTATCTATGCTCACTTCGGTATTGCCTCTCTGATGCCCTCAAGCATCGCAGTTCCGGCCTGTCGTTCGGTCTTCTTCATCGCACGCCGCATGAACGCCTGCCCCTCAACCTTGCCCTTACCGCCCCGCAGCTTGTGCCCTGCCTCAACGAATCCGCCGTAGTAAACGCCCCCCTCAACCTTGAAGGTTGCTTGGGTTCCCGTCCACTTGCGAGAGCGAGGGATTGAGCGAACACGGATCGCACGTGCGAGCGCTCCCGTGCGTGCGGGCGCTAGTTGCTTGGCTTCGGCCTGGACGATCTTAGCGGCCCGTCTGCTGCCCTTGCGAACCGCCGCCCGCAGCTTGGCCCGTCGCAGCGTTTGCAGCTTGGCAATCAGTTCCTTGTCTCCTGTCACCTTGAACGCCATCAGTCCCCCCCGATCTGCTCAGTGCAAATCAACTCCATAGACAAACCGACCGTGAAGGCGTCATTGACATTGCCGATGTGCAACACCTTTCCACTCGCCAGCACGATCCGGTCTTTGACTGTCAAGAGCGAGTGAAACCGGATGCTTACCTTGTGGGTTGCCGTTTCCACCAGTTGCCTAGCCAGTTCAAGTTTCCTCCCTGCCAGCGGTTCAACAGCGGCCGGGACCGTGGCGTATGTTGACCATGTCCTTACTGCCTGCCCTCTGTCTCCAGTGCTGGCCGTGTAACTCTGAAGCGCAACCATGTTCCTCAACTGCCCTGCATAGATCATGCGTATCCTCCGGTCATGAACTGAGACAGCAGACAGTCAATCGCTTCGTCGGAGACAGCAAGCGCCGTCCCTGGACCGTAAGCCAGTGCTTCCCTAGATGCCCACCATTTGCCGCAGAGCAACTTGATTGCGTGAAGCAGACTGGCGGGAATGCTGGTGAAGCCAGTGACGAAAGTGATTGTCACGGCATCCGGGCGAGGGTAGGCAACCGGCCAGAATGTGACAGGCTCCAAGCGTCCAGGGAAATAGGACGGTTGGGAGAATCGGTATGTGGTCGGGTCTACGGTCTGCTGTGCGTTTGTCGGGTCATAGTAGGTAACGGAAGTCACGGACTGGACCGGCCCTCTCTGGAGGTTGATAGCTTGCCAACGCTGGGTTGTGCGTCCTACTGCAAACTCCCAAGTTCCCGGCCATATGTAAGCGGCGTCTCCGAATCGGGTCATCCAATCCATTTGCGCCCAAAGCGGGAACTGCTCAAGAACAAGTTTCCAAGTCGTGTTCCGAAGATCCAAACTCAGCGCCCGTTCAACCTGCAACACGGACGCATCTAGAAGCGTGCCGATGTAGCTATCCCATGCCGTATCTGTGATCGCAAGATGAGTCTTGATATCCGAGACTGTGAGCGCTGAGAACGAAGTCTGGGAACTGAGTTGTAGGTAGCCATATGCCATACTGGTATCTAGTCTGGCCGGACCAAAAAAAACCCCCATGACAACGAGTCATGGGGGATACTAATAAACAATGAAAGGAAAAATTATAACTGAATACAGTCACCCAACCTCACGAATGGTTGGTCATGTATTGGACCGGGTGTTCCTCTGCGTCACTCAACATGCTGTCAAACCGTGCCCATGCAAGCAAGGCATATTGCCCGTCTGCGATGAACCGCTCATTCAGGCGAACTAGGTTCAGTCCGCCCTCATTCCCACCAGTGACACGCCGAACAAGAATCTTGCTCAAGTCACCGAAGAAATAGGCTTTGGCACTCGCTCCCGAAGGAACTGCCTGATTGACATAGTAAGGCTTTTCCAAAAGCGTTTTCATGCCCACTGGAATACCACCGCTGATGCCTTCAAGAGACGAGTTCAACAGCGGTCTTCCGGCCGTGTCAACTAGGCTCCGTAGGATCTTGAGCGTTGCGTCTGCAAACAACCACCCGCAACCCGGACTGTCACGGTATGCAATATCTACCCCGTGGA